CCCGCTACACCGTCACAGATTGTGACGGGACCCATCTACGTTTTAGAGCAAGGCTGTAGAGCCTCGCCGATCGCTCTAAGTGCTCGGAGTCAATCGGGTCTTCAGACCCAATCAGCCCAAAACACTTCGCCAACGCGGGATGCCCGGTTAGGGCATCTTCGCGCCACGTTGAAACAGGAACAAAGCAGCGATACTCAAACCGCTGCAAGTCCTTGTTCCATCGCCTAGCTAGACTGGCCTCGCTGTTGCCAATCCAACCAATAGCGGGACTCTGGCGCACGGCATCCCGTTTCTCAACGAGATGGGGTACCTGGGGCAATGGCCCAAGCACGCGTTCCACAGCCTTCCTTAGAGCTGCGGAAGCTCCGACATAACCAGCGGAGTAAAGCTGGTTAGCCGTAGCTATGCACGAGAGTAAACCAGAAGCGTCGGCTCTGTCCGCCGGACTGTCGTTCCGAAGATAAACCGGAGTTACCAGTTCACCAGCGAAACAGTCCGATCCACAAGACTCTCTGAACTGACCAGTCCAGAAAGACTTGTGTTTGTTGACCTTAAAGCCTAGGGCCTCAAGGTCAGCACAGACAGCGGGTGCCTCGTGACTGGGGACGATTAGATCGTCTCCGTACACGTAGACATCTTGCGCATATTGCAGCACAAGATCCCTTGTTGGGAACCTACCAGCTCTGCGAATCCTACCGGCGACGATGGTGATAAAGAATGCCATCGCCTCCATAGGAAAGCAGAGTGCGGAGCCCATAGACGCAAACTTCTTCAAGGTGATTGTTTCACCCGTCGGAAGCTTGGCCCGGGTTGATCGGCAGGCAAGAACCCATCTCCGAAAGTCGGGGACGGACTCGAGCATGTCGCTCACCAAGGCTAAGGAGACTCGGTCGCTTGCCTCCGCCATATCCAAGGTGGACAAATGCCCAGTCTCGGATGCAGCAAGGGCGATGGATTGATTTACGGTCTGATCACGAAAGTTTACGTGACCAGCCGTGAACGGATGGCTCTCCAGCCTCCCGACAATCCAACGCAAAAGGGCCTGTTGTGCAAACTGCATGACAACAGGCTCAATCGCAATTACGCGAGGAGTCTTCAACGTCTTAGGAACGAGTACAACCCTTACGGGTTCTTCGTCCTGAGGCTCGACGAGATCTGGCCTGACGTCCTCAGACATCGGGATATGATGGGCGCAGGGCAACAGCCCTGCGGAACCAGCACGTCCGAACTTGAAGTAGGAGAATCCTACTTCGCTGAGGCGCCGATGCCAACGCCGGAAGAGCCATTTCTGATTACCAGAAATGCCCTCCTGGGTCGCTCCAGGTCCATGCCTAGGCACAAGCGAGGATTCGAAATCCTCTCCCTCGAGCAGTGCTCCCCACATCAGTGTGGACACACGCTTGAAGTACCTGTGCATCTGGGCATCAGATGGAGTCGACAACCCGTCATCGCATTGAGCGTACCCTTCGATTGCGGCTTTCACCCGTTCTTCCGAACAGGGTCGCAGCACTTTCTTGCTGAAAAGGCAAATTTGCCTAACAGCACGAATGCAGTCAATCGATGGCTCGCTCAACAAATTCCCTTGCGAATCAAACACGCGAGACAGGAATCCCTTCAGGAATGAGGGAATTCCGGACTTTTCCTTTCTAAAAGAAAGGAACAGTTCAGGGCTCACCCTGCCTTGTGCAAGACTACGTTCAAAGTCTCTGCAAAAGGCAGGAAGGACGATAGTCAAGAAACTATCGCCCTCGTGCTTGACACGTTTCCGCAACGTTCCAACGTCGCGAGAAACGTTAGGGGCACCACTCTTGTTGCCACAATCTTGTAGCAACACCGCCTGGAGTTCTACGAGGCTTTTCATGCCACCCCCTTTTCAGAAGGAAAGCATCCAAGGCGCTCGCCGACTCCTTGCGGAAACCAAACTCCCACCAACCAGACGCCCCACTTTGAGACTCACGTCTCGCCGTTGAGCATCTTCAGGATGTTGGCATCCGTCAACCAATCGCGCAGAGCCTTACCCAGGTTCTGCACGTCGGTCAGCGTGAAGCCAGACGCCGGTCTGTCAACCGTGAAGGTCGCTGAACTCGAAGCAAGGATGCTTCGACCAGTGTTCAGCGGATCCGCCACGATGGCATCCCGCCTGAGTCGCGCGACGCAGCGGTTCCGAGCCTTGAACTGATGAGAAATAACGAAGTCGTAAACGACTCCGGTATCCTCAGACAGTTTGTACTCGGACTGCGTCTCGTTCCTTCCAATTGCTGGAAGAGACTTTGCAACGGAATTGTAAGTGAGAGCTTGGGGATCGGCGAACACGTCGAATTCTCCAGTGCAGGAACGGTTTAGGCGCATCACCTTGAGGTGATGCTCGCTCGGGAGAGCCCAAGCGCGGCGAGAACAGCCACTTGATTCGACGACAAGTCGGACCATTGACTGTTCAGCCCATACGGGTTGCCTCCGATTGCACGAACTTTTGTCTCCACTTTATCAGTAGAGACGAAGCTCCCAGAGAAAGCGTTCCACTTTGCGCCAAACCCAAAGAACACGTTGTCAAACGCGTCATGGGCAGTGTCGCACTGTTCGACGATTTCCTGTACCGTGTGCCTCATGATGAAGCTCCGGTTGCAAACGAGGTTATCGACCGCATTCGGGGATATGTTGGACAGCACGTCCGACACATTCGCGAACCAGTCGATAAGCCAAGACCACGGTAGCACAGACCAGAGCAACTCGGGCGTTGGAAACGCACCGAAGAGCGCTAGTCTAGCTCGCGCGTCCCACTGAGAGCTTCCGACATCAGGTATGTAATAGCGGAATGAACCGCTAAACCACACCCGTTCGGAAACTCTGGTCACGGTCGTCCTCACAGAGTACGCTTCCTCCCCAAACCAATTGGGAGGAGCACCGAAAACATCGGCGTAAGGCCATGGATAGGTCTTACGTACTTGTGAGACGTCCTTCTGGTCTTTCACCTGACACCGTCTGCGGATGTTCTTACCATTCTCACGAATGATTTGAGCCATCTGCTTATCAATAACTTGCCAAAGGTTGTAAGTCTTTCGCAAGTCATTGAGAAACGGTTTCCAGCCGAAAACAACATTCAGATACTCGGACCCAAGGGACCGAAAATCCGAAAGTTGCTTCAGGAGACCAACCGGAAGGTCTGCCAGAGAACGGCCACGGTTCCTCTTAACGAGCGAACCGAACTGTCTCCAGACACCCTTCAACGGTACGACGGGCAGGTCGCGCAGTTCAATTAAGAACTGCCCGACATCTGCCTTCGGGTTTCCTGGTCTCGCCTTGCGATATGCCTCCGAGTAAAATCGCGCGCTTGATCGCGAGCGACCTCGTAGGGCACAAAGCCTGGCGGGACTGGGCCAGTCCATCGACCATTTCCACTCGGCGATACACCACATGAAGTAGTGTCCGCAGAATTGAAATTTCGATAGAAGGTGCCAAACGACGACTTCCCGTGGTCAATTGACCGCTTGAAGACGTAGAATGGTCCGCCGTCACTCCAGGCTCCGTTCCGAAGCCTGTAATGACATTCGGAGACCAAGAGACCCTCATACGAATTGTTCCAGATCTGCCCTGGGTCAACCGGTCGCCCTACCGTGATAGGTAGATGCTTCCAGATGACCGCGGGCGCAATGGAGCTGCACGTCTGACCTTCTCTAGACCCGGGCAGGTACGGAATTTCATCCGTACCAGCATTTTGTCCGGGAACCGGAGTTAGGCCAGTACGCCAAGGGTCATCAGCAATGACGGTCACCCGTCCTCGCTGACTCTCCCTCTTGGGGCGTTTACGCAAGTCCTTACACTTTGCAGCGGCACACGCCTTCACGAGCTTGGAAGCTGAAAGATGAGAGTTGAAACCCTCACCTTTAAACTTCTTCAGCTCGTCTGGCGAGCACTTGCATTGTGTAAACGACTTGCTAGCCACAATCAGCTCCTTGGAACATAGTATGAGCATTTCGGCCCATATGGTGGTCTAGGGTTGAGCTTGGTAGCCCAGGGGCCCGCTCTCGCG